TATTGATATTACCAATACAGCTGTAACTGCTGGTACTTATGGATCTGCTGCTCAAGTTCCTGTATTTACAGTTAATGCTCAAGGTCAAATTGATTCTGCTGGATCTGTTGCTGTTGCTGGTGTTGCTAGTTTTACTTTTGATTCAGCTACAGGCAATTTAACTATTGGTACAGCTGATGGTGGAAGTTTTTCTACACTTACAACTTTAGATCCATACACTACTTCTACTCTCGCAGAAGGTAGCAACCTTTATTACACTGCTGCAAGGGGGGATAGTGCAGCTAGAAGTGCTTTAGTTGCGGTTGATGCTGGCGGCGATGGTTCGTTTGGCTACGACTCCGCAACTGGTATTTTTACATATACTGGGCCTAGTGCTGCGGAAGTTCGTGCTCATACTGTTGCTGGTACTGGTATTACATATGATTCGGCATCTGGTGTTATTAGCATTGGTCAAGCTGTTGGGGTTTCTGATAACGTAACATTTGGCGATATATCAGCTTCAAACTTTACAATAACCGGAACAACAACTACCGTTAATGCAACCACACTGGCTGTAGAAGATCCTTTAATTCAGCTAGCAAAAGCTAACAATTCAACAGACGTTGTCGACATTGGTTTTATTGGTAGGTACTATGCAGGTGGAGATGTAAAACGTACAGGTCTGTTTAGAGATGCCAGCGATGGTAACTTTTATCTATTCAAAGATATGATCGATTCAGCACATGATAGTGCGGTTCCTCCTACTACCATTAATAGAGGTGCCACGGGTTTTGTTGCATCAACACTAGTTGCCAATGTCACTGGTGCATTAACCGGTAATGCTGCTACTGCAACTAAGCTAGCAACAACAAGAGCAATTGAAGTAAGTGGTGCAGTAACCGGTACTGCAAACTTTGATGGTTCAACCGCTATCAATATTGTAACTACTAACACTGCCGATCCAACAATCACTCTTGGTGGTGACTTAACTGGTAGTGTAACACTTACAAATTTGGCAAGTGGCACATTAACTGCAACTATAGCTGCCAACAGTGTTGCACTTGGTACAGATACTACAGGCAATTATGTTGCTGCTGGCGCGGTATCTGGTGTGGGCCTATCTGGTTCATCTGCAACAGAAGGTGGAACATTCACTGTAACATCAAACGCTACAAATGCAAACACGGCAAGTACTATTGTTGCACGTGATGCTTCTGGCAACTTTAGTGCTGGAACTATTACTGCTGCTTTAACTGGTAACGTTAGTGGAAGTTCTGGTTCTACTACGGGCAATGCTGCTACTGCAACTATATTGCAGACTGCTAGAACTATTGGTGGTGTATCATTCAATGGTAGTGCAGCTATCAACCTACCTGGTGTCAATACCACTGGTAACCAAAATACCTCTGGTAATGCTGCTACGGCTACTGTACTAGCAACGGCAAGAGCTATCAATGGAGTAAACTTTAATGGTAGTGCCGCAATTACTGTAACAGCTGCAGCTGGAACATTATCTGGTGCTACTCTTGCTAGTGGAGTTACTGCTTCTAGTTTGACCAGTGTAGGTACAATCGCTACTGGTACATGGCAAGGTTCCAGTATTAGCACTACTTATACAGCTGCTAAAGTAACAGCTGTTAATGGCGTGACTGGCGCTGTTACTGCAGCTAATCTTATGACTGCTATACAAACAGTAGACGGTGCAACTTCTGGATTAGATGCAGATTTGCTTGACGGTCAACATGGAGCATACTACAGAATCAATGTTTATAACTCAGCCGGTACTTTGCTAAACTGATAAATACTGAATAAAAGGAAGTGTTATAATGGCTACACCTAGTACAAGACAAGGACTTATTGATTTTTGTCTGCGACGTTTAGGCGAACCTGTTTTAGAAGTAAACGTTGATGAAGATCAAATCGAAGATAAAGTTGATGATGCGCTTCAACTTTATCAAGAATATCATGATGATGCTATTGCTAAAACATATTATCCATACCAGATGACTGAAGAAGACTTAACTAATGAATATGTTACATTGCCGGCAAATGTATTATATGTCTCAAGAGTTCTTCCTATTACGTCAAACTATTCCGCTTCAAGGAGCATGTTTGATGTAAAATATCAACTGATGCTAAATGATATGGCACAGATGGGAAGTTATATCGGCGATTTGGCATACTTTGAGCAAATGCAACAATATGTTTCACTACTAGATACTTTATTAACAGGTGCTCCACAGGTTAACTTTCGCAGACACCAACATAGACTTTCTTGGTTTAGTGATATGAATGATAATGATATTACTGCTGGAGATTATATTATAATTGAACTATATCAGATTATTGATCCAGCTACATACACTAGTGTTTATAATGATATGTTTGTAAAAGATTATACTACTCAACTGATTAAACAACAATGGGGGACTAATCTTAGTAAGTTTGAAGGTATGCAATTACCTGGTGGTATTACCCTAAATGGCAGACAAATATATGATGATGCCACAGCCGAAATTGAAAAAATAAAAGAGAATATGCGACTGGAGCATGAGCTTCCGCCAGATTTTTATGTAGGATAGTAATAATATAAATGGCTCGTAATCATTATTTTACATTAGGTACAAAGCCTGAACAACTTCTATATGAAGATATTGTAATTGAATCTTTAAAGATTTATGGACAAGATTGTGTCTATATACCTAGAGAATTAACAAATAAAGATACTATTTTTGGTGATGATTCTGTTTCTAGGTTTGAAAAAAACTATAAAATAGAAATGTATATTGAGAACGTTGAAGGGTTTGATGGAGAAGGTGACCTATTTAGTAAGTTTGGTGTGGAAATTAGAGATGAAGCCACATTCATTATTTCTCGCCGTCGTTGGAATGCATTAGTTAAATCCGATCAAAATGGGGTTGATTTTTATAGACCAAGAGAAGGAGATTTAATTTATCTTCCATTATCCAAATCTATTTTTCAAATTCAAAAAGTTGAAACTGAAACACCATTTTATCAACTAAAAAATCTACCAATATTTAAAATGAGAGCATCTCTATTTGAATACAATGATGAAGATATGGATACAGGAATTGCAGATATTGATGCAGCTGAAAAATATGGCGCATATAATATTGCATTAACATTATCTGATTCAGACAATTCAATGTCATTTAAAGTTGGAGAAACAGTAACACAAACTTTTGGTACTGCTACTATGAGTGGTGAAATATCTGAACTAAATGATTCGGATAATACCATTTATCTTGCACATGTTGGTAAGTCAGATGGTACGTTTGGTGTATTTGATGTAGGCTCTATTACTGGTGGTACATCAGAAGTTACTGCAACTGTTACTTTGGTTACTGAGCGCAATAACATAAATCCGGGCAATCAGAATGCTGATTTCTCTGATGGGATTAGCGATTTTATGGACTTTAGTGAAACAAATCCATTTGGGGATATTAGTTAATGTTTGGTACATATTTCTACCATCAAAGAATCAGAAAATCTGTTGCAGTATTTGGTGCAATGTTTAATAATCTATATGTATTGAGAAAAAATGCAGCTGGTGCTACTATTAGTCAAATAAAAGTTCCATTAAGTTATGCTCCAAAAAGAAGTTTTATTGATAGAATTGCAAACATGCAAAA